ACTCGGCCGGCGCGGTGCGGGCCTCGACGGGGCGGGCAATGTTCTCGACGCCACGCATCGCCTCAGCGATCTCAGCCTCACGCTTCTCAGCGGTGATGAGGGTGTCGATCATGGTGCGCTTCTCGTCAAGCTCCGCGAACGTGCGGTCGACGAACTCCCGCTCCTCAGCGGACAGGTCGCGGCTCTCAGCGGCGGCCTCGTCCATCTTTGCCTTTGCTGCGTGGTACGCCGACTGGCGATCCTCGACGAGCTTCTTCAGGTACTCGGACAACTTAGTTCACCCCTTTCTGGGGTCTCGGTTTTGTTGGATTGCGCAGGTGTTTCTTGCGAATCCCGCCGAGGCTCCTCAGAGCGGGGACCTGACCGCGGCTCGCGCGGCCAGGAAGTCTTAGGCCTTGAAGGCCAGGTCGAGCTTGGTCTTGAGAAGGTTGATCTGGCTGGCGTCGTGCGCCACCGGCTCAACTGCGGGCTCCGGCATCGGCGACAACTTCGCCACCACCGCCGACAACAGCCCGGCCTGGTCCATCGTCAGGGTTGCGCCACGCTCCAGCGCCTCTAGCGCGCCATTCAACGCGTCAGCGTCTTCGCCCGTGGCCTCGGCCAGCATGTCCAGGCTGCGCACCGCAGCGGTCGTGGCCTGGTAGGCCGGGAACGTCACGATGGAAGTCTCATGCAACCGCACCTGCTGGAGGGTGCGCTGGCTGCCGTCCTCGTTCCACTTGTCGCCGCCGCGAGGAACTGAGAAGCCGAAGCTCATGGAGTCGATCACGCGCGGATTGCCGCCGCCGCCGAGTAGAACCGCAAGGTCCCGGCCGTCGCTCGTGTCCGGCAGGGTCGCCTTCACGAGCAGGCCGCGGCCGTCCTCCTCCAGCGTCATCGTCTTAGACCGGGTTGACGCCAAGGGGCGGGCCGGGTCGTGATTGACGAGGAGGAAGACGTTGTTGCGGGACTTGAGCGACCGGGCGAAAGCCCCAGGGGCGATGGTCTCGGTGAACGGCAGGGGCTCGCTGGGGGAGTTGAAGACTGCCGCGTATCCCTCGAAGCTCATACCTTCGGGGGCTTCGCGGACCTCAAGGTCGTCGACCGTGAAAGTTCGGGTCTCCATGCCTGTCATGCTTCGTCCTTCTTCCTCGCGGATACGCTCGGCCTCGCGCTCAAGCCAGCGCCTCGCCGGTCCAGGGTCTGTCGGGTCAATGCCCCACAGGTAATGAGCCACGGCGCCCGCGCCGGGATAGTCGGGATGGTTGCCGTCGCTGTTCTGCGGCGCCTCAAGGTCGACCGCGTGCCGCGCCCCCCAAGCATTCGCCCGAATGACCTTGTCGTCGGACATTTGCCCGTCAGCGATCTGACGCGCCTCTCGGATCGTGCGCTCCGCTAGACCGTCGCCGCCGTAGCCCTCAGCACGAAAGGCCAAGCCCTTGCGGGCTGCGGACGACATGTAGCCGGGGACCTCGGGCACTTCAGACCTGGGCGTTCTCGGCCGGCTGCAACTGGTTCGACGCCAAGCCGGTGTGCGGCATGGCCGGCAAACCTAGGGCGGCAAGAACCGCACCGGGGTCGTAGCCGGACTGCACGAGCTTGGCGGCCATCTCGACGCGCTCGCGCTCCTCAACGATGCCGGCAGAGCTGACGGCGATGTTGGCGAGCGGGACGCGCGGATTGTCGCCGCCGTCAACGGGGCGAAGATCCATTAGACCGCGGGCCTCGTTGACGCTCATGTAGCCCGCCTGGAGCGCCGTGGAAAAGACCTGAGCCTGCGTCGCGGAGTCGCCTCGTAGAAGGCCGTCCATGTTGACGCGCAGGAATACGTCGCCGGGGAGGAGGCGGTTGTGAGCTTCCTCGATGGCGGCGATGAGCGGGGTCAAGGAGTAGCGGGTGAACTGGATGGCGTTGGCCTCGACAGATGCGTAACTTTGGGTGCCTGGTGCCGTAAGGCCGATCATGTGAGGCGGGATTCGGAACACGCGAGCGACTTCCTCAACCGCGAACATGCGGCTCTGGAGCATCTGAGCCTGCTCGCCATCCGAGCCCGTCTTCACAAACTTCGCGCCACCCGAAAGAACCCCAGGCCGGTGAGCCTTCTTCAAGCCCTTGTGCCCAGCCTCGAAAGCGTCGACCAGATCCTTCGCCTGCTCCTGCGTCAGGTTCCCCGGGAACTCAATCATGCCCGAAGTGTTGGCGCCGTTGGAGAAGTACCGGGACGCGAACTCGTCTAGCGCCTTCGCCAGCCCGAGGGTCTGCTTCAGCTCGTCCACACGGCTCACGCCCTTGAGCGACCCAGGCCGGCGCATCTCAGGGATGTAGAGCACGTCCTCACCCGGCAGCACGGCCTGGCCCCCGTCAATGACGAACTCGCGCAAACGGGTCGCCGGGTTCCGGCGGATGTCCACGCGGGTCGGGTCAAGCGGCTGAAGCGCAACGATCTCGCCGTTGCCGTTGCGCAGGATCTGCACTACGGCCCCGTGCGACAGCAGCATCGACACAACGATCTGCTTGTAATACTCAATGCGGCTTGACCCTGGCCCCTCGGGCTCGTACACCCAGGCCGGCCGCGGCCGGTAGGGCAGCCGGTTGCCGTCACGGCGAATGAACGTGTCCACCGGCAAAGTCGAGATCGTGTCCGACAGCAGGCGCACGCAAGCGTAGGCCGCACCAATCTCGAGGGCGTTCTTCTGGTTGACGACCGTGCCGGCCCAGGTGGCGAAGCCCGAGACGTCAATGCCTGAGCCCCAGACCTGCTGGTAGGAGAGGTTACGCTCCTCCATCGGCTGACCGCCGAACAAGTTCCCGAGCATCAGAGGCCTCTCTCAAGCGCGACACCGAAAGCCAGGCCGCAGACCCCAGCGACAACGAAACCGAGCCAAGGCGCCACAAGGGCGCACCCGACAATGAGCGCAGCGCAGCCAGCGATCTGCAAAGCAAGGGCGATGCGCATACGGCTCCTAGACTGAGAAGAAACTGGCGACAGGTGCTTCGGGCTCCGCCTCACGGCGATGGGTAGCCCGGTCAAAAGCGATGATGGCCGCAACCGCGGCATCGATCTTTCTTGGGGAGCCCCGGTGCTCCTTCACGACCCGCGGCCCCTTCTGGTCGGTCTTGATGACGCAGTTGTCCAGGTGGCGGGAAAGAGCGGGAGAATGATCGTGCGACACCTGGCCTGATACCACCGCGTCAAAGAACTTGGCCGTTGATGGCACCATGCGAGCCGGGCTGCTCGACGGATACTCAGTGATCGGAACCCCGGCCTCCGCCAAAGCCTCCATCGACCGCTGCCAGCGATACGGGTCGCACGCCACCTCAACCACATTGAGCCGGCCGCACGTCTCCAAGATCCGAGCCTCAACCCCGCCAATGTCCACCCGCCAGTCATCACGGTCGGTGGGCTGCTTCTCCCACAAATCGACCAGCCACACGCGGGGTGTCTCCTCAATCGTGACGCCAACGATGGCCGTCGTGTCACCAGAGAACGAACCATCAAAGCCGAGCACGACCGGGGTGCGGTCATCCACTGGAACCATCTCGGGCAGCTCGTCCCAGGCGCCGTGCGGCAGCCAAGCCTGCTGCGACGAAACGAAAACGTTGGTCCGCTTCGTGCGGAACTCCGCCTCCGGAGTCCGCTTCACCGACGACTCAAAGTCCTCGGGGTCTTGAATGTCGCCATAGCCGGGGTTGGCAATCTGCCAGTTCTTGGGGTCTCGGTGGTCGCAGTCGGGCTCGGCCTGCCACCAGGCGCCGAAGAACGACGGGTCCTCGACCTCGCCGGCCGCGACCCGCTGGGCGTACTGGTACAGGCCGTAGCAGACCGAGTCCTGCCCGGTGCTGTCTGTTCTCACCCCGGCTGTCGTGATCGCCAGCGTCAAGGCGTCATAGCGTGCGGCCTGCGCCAGCGTCATGACGTCCCAGAGCTCGCGGTTAGGCGCCGCGTGCAGCTCGTCATAAACGACGAGGGTGGGGGACAGGCCTTCCTTCGTGAACGCCTCTGACGACAGCACCCGATACACCGAGCCCGTCGCCGGGATCTCAATCGCGTCGCGGTAGAGCTTGGCCTGCTCGGCAAGCTCAGGCGACATCTCAACCATCTGCTTCGCCGAACCGAACACGATACGAGCCTGCTCACGGTCAGCCGCGCACGAATAAACCTCGCCGCCTCGCGGACCCATAAACAAGCCATAGAGAGCGATGCCGGAGCCCAATGCGCTCTTGCCGTTCTTCCTGCTGAGCCCGACGAGACCTACTTTGTGCCTTAGCCGTTTATCAGCCCGACGGGCAAACAGGTGTTCCATTAGCTTGCGCTGCCAAGGCCGCAGTATCAGCGGCTCACCAGCACGGCCGCCTACCGAGTCCTTGACCTGGGGGCAAAGCGCCTCAACGAACTCGGCGACCAGGGGGCCGTCGCCGCGCTTGATATCCGCGGCAGGAACCGGGGTCAGGATGGCCGGCGGCCATCCTTTGATCTTTCGGGCTGCCATGCGCAGGTGGCTCCCTAGTTGTTGCGCTTCGCCTGCAACTTCTCCAACGTCGAAGCGGCCTTGACTTCCGCCAAACCCAAACGGGCACGAGCGGTGGGGTTGAATCCGAGCTGAGTCAGCCAGTCTGCGATCTCACGGTTGAGTTCGCGCAGCTGCTTCCGTGCCTCGGTCGACGACTCGGCCACCGGCAGTAGACGCTCACGCTCTTCAAGCGATTCCCGCAACATGGCGAGCTGCACCGAGTCGGTGCGGGCAAACCAGGCCGAGCCGGCGTCCATGATTTCGGCGAACAGGTCCGAGGCTGGCTTCTGATACGGGGCCAAAGTGACCGGCTCAACCGCGACCAGGGCGCCGCGATTGTGCTTGGCCGCGTTGAACGTGCCAGTGCGTCGGTGCTGCTCGACGGGCTTGGGAGGTCGACCTCGAGGGGCCATCGGAAAACCTCCAGGCGAAGTCTGAATTTCGGAGCGCCGCTTTTTTGGC